AATCTCTCCATCTCCGCCAAACGAACAAAAACCGCCGTAAATACGGTGGTTTTCTTTTGTATACACGATTTTTACACGATTGTGTTCAATATTTTCACCGCACGTTCTTCCTCTCGTGGGTAGAGGTGCGAGTAGGTATTCCATGTCATTGATATGTTGGAGTGACCTAAACGCCGTGCTATCTCCTGAATGTTTATGCCCTCATTGGCAAGCAGGGAAGCGTGGCTGTGACGGAAGTCATGAATACGGATACGTTTGACACCTGCCAAGTCTGCAAACTTCTTGTTTGTCTTTTCAAGGGACGTGTCACGAATAGGACGCTCGCCACCGCAGATGTACATATCATCACTGAACTTTGGCACTGCTTTCTTACAAAGTTCGTAATGCTCATCAAGCACTGTTTTGAGAGGCTCTGGTATCTGTATCGTCCGTATGCTTGGCTTGTTCTTTGGCGGCGTGATACGATCACCGCCTTTGAGCTTCTGAGCAATGCTCTTGGTGATGGATATGTAGCCGTCTTTTATATCTGTCCATTGCAGAGCGTATATCTCGCCTTTTCGCATACCCATGTAAAATGCTATGTTGAAAAATACATAGTAGTTCCATTCGTACATTGAGCCGCCGTCCTCTGCTTCCTGAGCATAATTCTTAGCTGCCGATATGTATTTCTTGAACTCGTCAGGAGTGTAGAAAAGCATTTCTTTCTTGGCTTCAAGGGGCGCTTTGAAGTTGCCTGCGGTGATAACAGGATTTTTCGGAATGTATTCCATTTTCACAGCATAGTTCATCATTGCACGAAATTCGCCATAAATGTTCTTTCGAGTGACGATAGCCAATCCCTGCTCTGACAGCTCCTGCTTCCATTTCTGCACCATTGGTACGTTCAGATTATCTATCCTAACGCTTTCAAAGGTGGGCAGGACGTTCTTTTTCAGTATTCTTAGGGACTTGTCCAGTGATGTTTCACGGACTTCTGAACGCTTGGCAGTGATGTACTCCGTGAATAGCTGTCCGATAGTCATTTTTGAAGCTATCTCTTTAGCATTGAGCTTTTGTGTAAGCTGGATTTCAAGCTGCTTAGCCGTCTCTGCACCGAACGCCACACGGTCTATCTGATGAGGCTTTCCGAAACTGTCCGTATAATTGACACGCACACGATATTTTTGCAGACCGTCTTTTCTGATGTTCTTTCCGTTCTTGTCCGTCATTTTGTAGATCGGCATAAATATTCCTCCTATTCTTGACACTTCCTTGAAAGTGTGCTACAATAAAAGGGCAAAATTCGCCCTTTCGTGGTTGAAGTGGGTGTGAATTTGGATCGAGCTGATATTGGTAGTATCCGCTCTGCTCGCCTCTGAGTGTTGGTAGCACTTGGGGGCGAGATTTTTATTTTATTTTTCTCTATACAATCCTATCGTAGAACAATTATGTCCACAAAAGGGCGGATAATTTGTACCTATTTGAGCTTCTGAAAAACTATAGATTTTACCGTTTAATTTTTGACATATGGGGCAAGCTGAACTATTATTTATGATAAAGTATTTATCTAAACCTAATTGCTGATACCGAGCAATATCCTTATGTGATTCTAATATTGAGCAAGCAGTTATGTATAATTGAGTTGCAAATGTTGTGTCAATTTTAAATTTTATTCTTAAAAAGCGTGCAGCCTTTTTATAATTAAATTTAATTAGCATAAGCCTTGCAATATCATATACAATATCACTATCTATGTCTTTTCTAAATGCTCTGGATAACAAATAATTATTTTGAAAGAACCAAGCAAAATCTTCGGCGTTTTGCTCGGTTTTATCCATTACATTATCTTGATTATCCAATAGCTTTTCAGTTTCTACTAAAAAGAGTTTATTTTTTTCAGCTTTGCTTTGTTTTTTTAGTGTGTAATCTGGTCGTTCACATTTTGCTTTTTCAAGTAAGCATAAAGTTTCTTCCGAGAATCTTTCTTCATATAGTTTTAAACTATCGAAGAAGGATTTTATTTTTTTACTTTTACCGTTCACAGTTTTTAATTTAGTAGCTTCAGAAACAGTTTTAATCCAATAACGTGCAAGAAAATTTCTGATAATTTCTTGCTCTTTTTTGCATAGATCTGAAAGTTCTTTTTCAGGAGTAGGAACATTATAGTTGTAATCTATTAAAGTCAGCTCTTTTAAAGCAGACTTCAATAAATCTAAATTATTGAAAAATTTATCAGCACTTACGCTTTCTTTTATCCAATGACGATAGTTTCCAATGTCACAATAAATTAAATAAACTCTATTATCTGCATCTAAATTTTCATACATGCAAGTTACCTCTATTTATCTTTGATTTTAGCACATTGTTTTTTCTTATATTGTCAAATACCCTATGTTATATAGCAAATAAGTATTCATATGTACTATCATACGATTTATTTTGCTGTTTGAAATACTCCTTAATGTATGGTTTGAACTTTGATAATAATAGCTTATCGTTTCTGCTAGAGTTCCAAAAATTTTTACGACTAAAAGTGGCTATCCTCTTATTTGCGGCATCAAAAGAAACATTAAACATATCCATTAAATTTGTATAATCCAATTTGTTGTTAAGATAGTGATACATAACGTAATATATCACTATTTCTGGCATTAAAACTTGTGCAGCAAAAAAATTAGCTTCAATTTCTTGTATTTGACCATCTGATGAATGACCACAGTATATATGTCCCAATTCATGGACGATACCAAAAGTTCTATGTTCTTCAGATACAGTGCTGTTTTCACGATATAAAATAATTGAATAATCTTGTGATTTTATGACATAGCAATCATCAATATTGCGCCCTATGAAACAAGTAATCGGCTGATTAGTTAGTTTCGCATAATTTTCAATGGTATCAATAATTATGCCTTCAGAAACAAGATTCAAATCTTTGGGATTAAATGCTAAACTTTTGATATTATGACTTAATAAAAAATTGGTTGCCGAATTTTGTGCCATTTCGAAATTGGGTTTACTCAATTTATTGCCTCCTATAAGCTATTTATTTTTTTAATCCTTTTGCTGATAAGTATATATCTATTGTTTGTTCAAAATTTTTAACAAGCTGTTCTCGATCTTCTTCAGGAATTTGTTCCAAATGTCTGGCAATTAATTTGATTCTTTCATTTTCATCATCGGATAATCCTAATAAGTAATCAGTAGAAACTTCAAAATAAGATGCCATTTTAATAAGTGTTGCATTATCTGGTTGTCTAGATCCATTTTCCCAATTACAAACAGTGTTTTGTGCAGCACCAACTATTTCGCCTAATTTTGATTGACTTATTCCTTTTTTCTTACGTAATTCTGCTATTCTGTTCATTGCAATCCTCCTATGAGATAACCAATGTAATTTGTATCTCTTAAACAAATAATATCACTCTATGAGATTAGAGTCAAGCTATTTTTACAAATATCTCAAAAAGGGATTGACATTAATCGCTATATGTGATATTATCCTTATATGAGATATTTAATCATGCTGAAATCTCAAAATAATCATAGTTTGGAGGTGAAATCAATTGAAGAAATTAAAACTTATTCGAAGGAAAAAGGGCTTTTCACAAGCTGAGTTTGCTAATCAAATGGGAGTATCTCAAAATACGATATCTCAATGGGAAAATGGTGCAAGAATACCTAATGTTATAAGTCTTAAGAAAATGGCACAAATTCTTGATTGCTCGACGGATATGCTTTTGGAAGATATCGAAACAAACGAAAGGACAGATGACTAATGAATGAACTAATCAAAATCAGTTATGAAAATGCTGAACGCCCAACAGTATCGGGCAGGGAACTACACGAGGCACTTGAAGTCAAGACCGCTTATAAAGACTGGTTTCCGAGAATGTGTGAATACGGATTTACGGAGGGTGAGGATTTCAACCCGCTCAAAAATGAGCAGGTTCGTACTGAGGGAAACAGGCAGGTAAGTCGTGAACTTACCGACCACCAACTTACAATCCCAATGGCAAAGGAGATCTGTATGTTGCAGAGAAGTGAAAAAGGAAAGCAGTTCCGTCAGTACTTCATAAGAGTTGAAGAAGCGTGGAACAGTCCTGAGATGATTATGAAAAGGGCTTTGGAAATTGCCAATGAAAAGGTAAAAGCTCTGCAAGTAAGTGTTTCACAGCTTACTGTTGATAAACAGATTATGCAACCGAAAGCTGATTACTTTGATGAACTCGTGGACAGAAATCTGTTGACGGGAATAAGAGAAACAGCTAAGGAACTTAAAGTCAAGCAAAATACATTTGTAAATTTCCTGCTTGATAAAAAGTATCTTTACAGAGATAAAAAGGGCAAGCTTATGCCGTATGCAAAGCCTATGGAGAACGGCTTGTTTGAAGTCAAGGAGTTTTCTAATGAGAAAACAGGTTTTTCAAGCACGCAGGTGTTTATTACGCCTAAAGGAAAAGAAACGTTCAGACTGTTATTGCTTTAATATAATAAATGATTTAGAGGAGGCACAAAAAATGAAAATTTACAAAGTCACAACGATAGACCAGTTTCACGATAAAAGGGTGTTCACAGTAGCTGCAAAGAGTCAGTACGAGGCTCTGACAAAGGCAAGTGTTAGCCCTCGTGAAACTGTCTTGACAATCGAGGAGGTGGACTAAATGAGGTCACCTGACATTGAAATTGCAGTGCGGCTGTACTATGAAAAGCCCGAAATAACCAATGCGGATATCAAGGAGCTGTTCAGCACAGGTGAAACGCAGACTATCAAGATCAAGAAAGCTGTTAAGGAAGAAATGGCAAAGCGTGGCGTGAAGTCATGGCTGCCGCACTCGGTCAATACCGAGATAGCCTACGAGGTGTGGGGCATTGATATCGACAACTTCGAGAAAAGGCTTAAAAAACTCCGCACGCTTTACGGAAAGGACGTGAGAAAATGATAGCCGTACTAGAGATAATCAGATGTGCCGCAACGGTAGCGCTTTTGGTGGTGCTTGCAATGTATGTAGCATACAGGTGGTATGTAAGCGTAAAAGAAACTGCCTACGAGGAAGCAGAGGAGAGCATTAAGCGTGCAGTGAGAGAAGCAGGCAGACCCGTGGTCAAGGTCGAAGTTGAAATGAAAGGAAAGTGGTAAAATGGCGTTGATACTGCTGATAACAATAGCTGTGCTTGCAGGCATAGATGTAGTGATTTATCTTGCACTGAGCGTGGCGGATAGGCACTGGGAGAAACGTTTTGAAAACGAGGAGGATAAAGATGATAACGAAAGAGGAGTTTGAAAAGGCGGTAAACTACTGTACAGAATTTACTGTTAGTTGCGAAAATTGTCCGCTATGCGAAAAAGATTTTAAGTGTGGTGCGTATTTGGCAGAGTACCTAAAAGAAAACGAGCTTGCACCTGCGGCAACAGGCACAAGCTCGGAGATATTGAAAAATATCAATTCAACACACCTTGATGATAGCACAAAATCGGATATATGTCAAGCATATGATACCGCAGACAAAGCCTGTGCAGATATACTCGATATTTACGAAGGAATGTCGGCATGTGAGCGTAGAGCTTTTGATATCGGAGAAGTGTACGGAAAAATATGCAGCACAAGGGATAAGCTTGAAAATATGAGAGGAGCGAACTAAAATGTCAGTAAAAATAAACTCACTTGAATTTGAGAACGTAAAGAAGATAAAAGCCGTACAGCTTGAGCCTGCAAAGAATGGGCTTACTGTTATCGGCGGTAAGAACAGGCAGGGCAAGACCTCTGTGCTTGACGCTATCGCTTGGGCGCTTGGTGGTGACAAGTATAAGCCGTCCTCTCCTCAGCGTGAGGGGTCTATTGTCGAGCCGCATTTGAAGATCACCCTCGACAACGGTATAGTGGTGGAGCGTTCGGGCAAGAACAGCTCCCTCAAAGTCACCGACAGCACAGGCAAAAAAGGCGGTCAGCAGCTTTTGAACAGCTTTGTTGAACAGTTCGCACTTGACCTGCCTAAGTTCATAAATCAGTCAAGCAAGGAAAAAGCTTCAACTCTGCTGAAAATAATCGGTGTGGGTGATACGCTCTATCAGTTGGAGCATAAGGAACATTCCCTCTACGATCAGCGTACCGCTATCGGCAGGATAGCTGACCAGAAGTCTAAGTTCGCAAAGGAAATGCCTGTGTATGCAAACGTCCCTGCCGAGCCTGTGTCAGCCTCAGAGCTTATCAGACAGCAGCAGGATATACTTGCTCGTAATGGCGAAAATCAGCGTAAGCGTGATCAGAAAGAATACTACGAAAAGCAGTTGGAGATTGCTAAGTCTGCCTATGAACGTGCAAAAGCAAGCTATGAAGCGGCAGTGAACAACTTCAAGCTTGCAAGCCTTGACGCAGAAAACCTCTTGGACGAAAGCACAGCGGAGCTTGAAAAGAACATCTCAGATATTGAGGAGCTGAACAAGAAGATAAGAGCAAATCTCGACAGGGAGAAAGCTGAGATAGACGCTGAGGACTACCGCTCACAGTATACATATCTCACTGAGCAGATAGAGGACGTAAGGCAGGCTAAAACTGACCTGCTGGGCAGTGCCGACCTGCCCCTTGAAGGACTTTCCGTTGAGGACGGAGAGCTGCTGTATAACGGGCATAAGTGGGACAGTATCAGCGGTGCTGAACAGCTTATCGTCGCTACCTCTATCGTGAGAAAGCTCAACCCTGACTGCGGCTTTGTCCTGCTGGACAAGCTTGAACAAATGGATACCGACACCCTTGATGATTTCGGCAAGTGGCTTGAAGCACAGGGCTTGCAGGCGATAGCCACAAGAGTTTCCACAGGTGACGAGTGCAGTATCATTATCGAGGACGGCAGGTCAATGGACAATGATAAGGACGAAAAATCAGAAACGAAAACTTGGAAAGCAGGTGCATTTTAATGTATGAGATAACATCAGGAGTTGTAAGCTCCGCACAAAAAGTCGTGATATATGGTCCTGAGGGCATAGGCAAATCCACCTTTGCGGCTCAGTTCCCCGACCCTGTATTTATTGATACTGAGGGCAGCACAAAGAAGCTGAACATCAGACGTTTTCCTAAGCCAACAAGCTGGGAAATGCTCAAAAACGAGGTAAAGGAAGCTATGAACGGCAGGCTCTGCAAGACCCTTGTCATTGATACATTTGATTGGGCTGAACAGCTTTGCATTGAAACGATCTGCTCGGCACATCAGAAGAAAGGCATTGAAGATTTCGGCTACGGTAACGGCTACGTCTACGAGAAAGAGGAGATAGGCAAGTTTCTTAATCTCTTGCAGGAGGTAGTTGACAGCGGTATCAACGTTGTACTTACAGCTCATGCTCAGATGAGAAAGTTTGAACAGCCTGACGAGCTGGGTGCTTATGACCGCTGGGAACTGAAACTCGGCAAGAAAACTTCTTCTCAGATATCACCTCTTGTGAAAGAATGGGCAGATATGGTGCTGTTTGCAAACTACAAAACATATGCAGTAGCTGTGGATAAGGACGGCAAGAAGTTCAAGGCTCAGGGCGGTGACCGTGTTATGTACACCACACATCACCCTTGCTGGGACGCTAAAAATCGTGACGGACTTCCGTCTGAAATGCCTTTTGAGTATAGTGGCATAGCTCACCTGTTTGCGTATACACAGCCTGCTGAAATGCCTAAGCCTGTGCCGATGCCAAGACGTGTGCAAGAGCAGCTTGCACAGCCGAAAGCAGCACCGCAGCCACCTCATAAGACATCAAACGCAGTGACATTGCAGCAGGCTCAGTCAACAGCTGCACCAAAGGCAGAAGAGCCCCTTACAGATCTCAGCGGCTTTGAGGACGTTGCACCACCTATCGTTATCCCTGATGGCATACCGAAAGCACTTGCAGACCTTATGAGAGCCAACAACGTAAGCGAATCGGATATACGGCTTGTGGTATCGCAGAGAAACTATTTCCCTTATGATACTCCTATTACAAACTATCCTGACGACTTCGTACAGGGCTGTTTGATAGGTGCTTGGGAACAAATGCTGCCGCTTATCAGAGAAAATCAGAAAGTACCATTTTAAAAGGAGGACAACACTATGGATAATTTTATGGAATACGGCTGGGAAGATGAGATAGTCAACGAGGGTGGGGACTTTGTCCCGCTCCCTGAGGGGGACTATGACTTCACAGTTGCAAAGTACGAACGTGCAAGACACGAGGGGTCGGCAAAAGTGCCGCCCTGCAATATGGCAAAGGTCACATTCACCATTTGGGGTGCAGAGGACAGCGTGGAGATAACAGAGAACTTCTTCCTTTGCAACAAGTTTGAGTGGAAGCTCTCAGCACTTTTCCTGGCTCTCGGGCTAAAAAAGCATGGCGAGCCGCTGAAAATGAACTGGAACGCTATCACAGGCAAAAAGGGCAAGTGTCACGTCTACGTTGACAACTACAAGAACAAGGACGGTGAGGATAGGCAGTGCAACAAGATAAAGAAACTCTATGCCTATGACGAGAATGTGACTACTGTTCAGCCTGCTCAGATGCAGACGCCACAGTATAGTCAGCCTGCTCAGACAGGCGGCTGGAAAGCCGGTGCATTCTGATGATGAATTTAAGACCATATCAAAACGAGGCTAAGCTTGCTATACTCGAACAATGGTCTGAGGGAATAAACAAGGTCCTTGCAGTTCTGCCGACAGGAACGGGAAAGACAATACTTTTCTCGGCTGTTACGGAAGAATGTGTGCGGCAGGGTAAGCGTGTGCTTATCCTTGCCCACAGGGGCGAGCTGCTCGATCAGGCGGCAGACAAGCTTATGAAGTCAACAGGGCTTGGCTGTGCCACCGAGAAAGCAGAGCAAAGCTGTTTAGGCTCTTGGTATCGTGTGGTAGTAGGCTCAGTTCAGACCCTTATGCGTGAGAAAAGGCTCAAAGGCTTTTCGGAAAATTACTTCGATACCATTATCATTGACGAGGCTCATCACGCTATCTCAAACGGCTATCAGAGAGTGCTTGACCATTTTCCAAAGGCTCAGGTGCTTGGTGTGACGGCTACACCTGACAGGGGCGATATGAAGAACTTAGGCTCGGTGTTCGACAGCCTTGCATATGAATACACCCTGCCGCAGGCTATCAAAGAGGGCTATCTTTCACCTATCAAGGCTATCACCATACCGCTGAAACTTGACCTTTCAGGAGTATCAACTCAGGCAGGAGATTTCAAGGCTAGTGATATCGACACGGCACTTGACCCATATCTTTATCAGATAGCTGATGAAATGCTCAAATACTGTAAGAAACGCAAGACAGTTGTGTTCCTGCCGCTTGTCAAAACCTCTCAGAAGTTCCGTGATATCCTTATCAGCAAGGGGTTCAACGCCGCTGAGGTCAACGGAGAAAGCACAGACAGAGCGGAAATACTTGAAGCTTTCGACAAGGGCGAATACAATGTGCTGTGCAACTCAATGCTCCTCACAGAGGGCTGGGACTGTCCGTCAGTTGACTGCGTTATCGTGCTAAGACCGACAAAAGTGCGTGGGCTTTACTGTCAAATGGTAGGCAGAGGCACAAGACTCTGCGAGGGAAAGACAGAGCTTTTGCTGCTTGACTTCCTGTGGCACACAGAACGCCACGAGCTTTGCAGACCTGCACACCTTATCTGTCAGAATGAAGAGGTCGCTGAGAAAATGACCGAAAATCTTGCCAATGAGGCAGGCTGTGCAGTAGATATCGAAGAGGCAGAAAAACAGGCAAGCGAGGACGTTGTGGCACAGCGTGAAGAGTCTTTGGCAAAGCAGCTCAAAGAAATGAAAACACGCAAGCGAAAGCTTGTTGACCCTTTGCAGTATGAGATGTCAATACAGGCTGAGGACTTGTCCTCTTACGTTCCTGCCTTTGGCTGGGAGTGTGCTCCTGCTACCGACAAGCAGAAAGCAAAGCTTGAAAAGCTGGGCATTTTCCCTGACGATATAGACAACGCAGGCAAGGCAAAGCTTATCCTTGACCGCCTTGAAAAGCGCCGCAATGCAGGACTTACCACTCCAAAGCAGATAAGGCTGCTTGAAAGCAAGGGCTTTGAGCACGTTGGCTCTTGGAGCTTTGACAGTGCAAGCAGGATGATAGCCCGTATCTCTGCCAATGGTTGGAGAGTGCCGAGAGATATCGACCCGAAAACATACACACCTGAGAACTAAGGAGAAGTGAATGGATAACACAAATTTGATTAAAATGCTTGAATACATAGACCCTGCAAGCTGTGATTATCAGGAATGGGTCAATGTGGGAATGGCTCTCAAGCACGAGGGCTATTCCGTGAACGATTGGGACAGTTGGTCAAGGTCAGACAGCCGTTATCACAGCGGTGAGTGTGAACACAAGTGGCAAGGCTTTAACGGCAATGCTCAGCCCGTGACCGCAGGAACTATCGTGCAAATGGCAAAGGAAAGAGGATACAGCCCACATGAGTTTCAGGCATACGATTGGGACGGCGAGATAGTTGCAGAAGAAAGCAGTCCCCTTGTAAACGGTGGTGAGGGCATACCGATCACCGAGCCTGCCCAATGGGATCCTGTCAAGGAGATAGTCACATATCTTGAAACACTCTTTGAAGCAGGAGAGAACGTGGGCTATGTTACGCAAACGTGGGAAACAGAAAAGGACGGCAAGACCAAGTATCTGCCCACAAAGGGGTGCTGCGACAGGACGGCAGGGGAGCTTATCAAGAGGCTTGGCGAATGTAACGGCGACATTGGTGCGGTGTTTGGCGACTACAAGGAAGAAGCCGGAGCGTGGATCCGTTTCAATCCTCTTGACGGCAAGGGCGTAAAGAACGAGAATGTAACAGACTACCGCTATGCTCTTGTTGAAAGCGACAGTATGCCTATAGAACAGCAGAATGCTGTGATGAGAGAGCTTGAACTTCCTATCGCTGTGCTTGTATACAGCGGCGGAAAGAGCGTTCACGCTATCGTCAAGATAGACGCTCCCAACTATGATGAATACCGCAGACGTGTTGATTTTCTTTACAAGGTCTGCAAAGAAAGCGGTCTTGACATAGATAAACAAAACCGCAATCCCTCACGTCTTAGCCGTATGCCAGGCGTTATGAGGAACGGCAAGAAACAGTTCATCATTGACAAGAACATAGGAAAAGAAAGCTTTTCAGAATGGAAAGATTACATAGAGAGTATCAATGATGATCTCCCCGACCCTGAGAGCCTGAGTGCTGAGTGGGACAACCTGCCTGAGCTTGCTCCGCCACTTATTGACGGCGTCCTCAGACAGGGCCACAAAATGCTCATTGCAGGTCCGTCAAAGGCAGGCAAGTCTTATGCACTTATCGAGATGTGCGTGGCGATAGCTGAGGGGGTCAAGTGGTTTGGCTGGCAATGCACCAAAGGAAAGATACTATACGTCAACCTAGAGCTTGACAGAGCATCTTGTCTGCACCGCTTCAAGGACGTGTACACCGCAATGCACCTAGAGCCTGATAACCTCAACAGCATAGACATATGGAACCTGCGAGGACACAGCGTACCAATGGATAAGCTTGCACCAAAGCTTATACGCCGAGCAAGCAAGAAAAATTACATTGCCGTGATAATAGACCCTATCTACAAGGTCATAACAGGTGACGAGAACTCAGCAGACCAAATGGCGCACTTTTGCAACCAGTTTGACAAGGTATGCACAGAGCTTGGCTGTGCGGTCATATACTGCCACCACCACTCAAAGGGAGCGCAGGGCGGTAAGCGTTCAATGGACAGAGCCAGCGGTTCAGGAGTATTTGCCCGTGACCCTGACGCACTTCTTGACCTTTCAGAGCTTGACATTTCAGACAGCCTTTACAAGCAGCAGGAGGACGAAACTGTTTGCCGTATCTGTGAGGACTGGATGAGGAGATTTTACAGAAATACTGATGACCTTTGTTCACAGGACGATCTTGTTACGCCGTCAAAAATGCTTGAGATAACGCACAAGCACCTGCACCCGAACTCATACAAGCTTATGATGGCCGACATAGACAAGGCTAAGCTTGCGGTAAGAAACCGCACTGCATGGCGTATAGAGGGTACTCTGAGAGAGTTCCCGAAGTTTGCTCCCCTCAATATGTGGTTTGATTATCCTGTTCACAGAGAGGATACTGTGGGCGTGCTTAAAGACTGCGAGGTAGAGGACATCACACCGAATTGGAAGAAGAATTTCAGCAAGAAGAAGACCAATGAAGACCGCAGCAAGGAACGCAAGGAGAGCATTGAAACTGCTTTCAGCGGCGTGCAGGAGAACGGCAAGTGCCGCATTTCTGAGCTGGCGGAGTATCTTGCAGTTACCGAAAAGACAGTGCGTTCAAGGCTAAAAGAGCATGGTGGTTTTTGGATAGATGGCGGAGAATGCGGCTTAAAAAAATGAGTGAAAGAAAGGAAAAAGTCGAGAAAATTTACTTTGAAACGGAAAGGAAAAAATCGAGCAAGTGTAAGGAAAATATCGGTGCTTTCTCTCGGGAAGAAAATATCGGCAAAATACCGACTTTTTCCCGAGGGAAGAAAAAGTATATTATTACATAATATATATTTTCGGGCATAAGCCGCCCGAAAATCTATTCTGAAATAATAAGGCGGCTAGCACACCGACCGCATGAGAGGAGCAGATAACAATGACTGAATTTTTTATGGCAATGATACCGCCGACAGCTACAGCACAGGAACACAAGGTGGCGGTAAGAAACGGCAAGCCAATATTTTATGATCCACCCGAAGTCAAGGAGGCAAAAGAAAAGCTCACGGCAAACCTTGCAAGGCACAGACCGCCTGAGAAATACATCTGTGGGATAAGGCTCATAACAAAGTGGCTGTTTCCAAATGACGGCAAACACAAGGACGGAGAGTACAAGATCAGCAAGCCTGACACAGACAACCTGCAGAAGATGTTCAAGGACTGCATGACACTATGCGGCTTTTGGACAGACGACCAGCTTGTGGCAAGTGAGATATGCGAGAAGTTCTGGGCGGACATACCTGGCATTTATGTGAGGATAGAGGAGCTATGACGATACACGAAGTAAAGAAAAGTCTCGGACGCAGGGTGAGCTACAACGGATCTGATTGCTACGAGCTGACAGGGTGCATTATCCGCAAGAGCAGTAAGACAGGTCAGTTCTTCTATCAGGCAGAGATTGCCGACAAGACTTGTGGCAACACGTTGGTGTATTGTAGGCTGGAGGAGTTGAGGTGTGAGAATGAAACACACTGACCACACCCTATGCTGGCACTGCCATCATGCAGTACCGACAAAGGATAAGATAACAGGAGAATACCTCACAGGCTGTGCATGGTCCATAGACCGCAGACCGGTTGAGGGTTGGAGAACGTGTCAGCACAGAATGTACGAGGCACAAAAAGGGGGCATGATACATTCGTATACGGTGACTGAGTGTCCTGAGTTTGAGGAGGGATAAAAGTGAAAAGCTATGAGGAGCGTACCAAAGACAATGAACAGAAGATAGCAGCTTTCCAAACTAAGCAGAAAATGCCGTATGAGTTCAAGGTCAAATACGCTGAGGTCAGAGTAAGGGAGTTCATTCGTGAATGTGACAAAAGAAATCTGAATACGCACATATCGGTAGGCGGACTTGACAGCATAACGCTTTTGAAATTTATACATGATTACTGTGGTTTCAGTTATGTTCCAGGTGTATCGGTATCTAGTCTTGAAGACAAATCTATTCAGCAGATACACGAGCAACTTGGAGTGATAAAGTTAAGCCCATACAAGTCAAAAATAGATATCATACGGGAATATGGTTTTCCTGTACTATCAAAAGAAACAGCCGCAAAAATAGAACTGCTTGCACACCCTACGGACAAGAACAAGACAGTTCGTCACGCTATCATAACGGGTGAAACGGGAGAGTATGGCGGTTTTCGCAAGCATACAAGAATGCAACTTTCTCGGCGCTGGCTTGAACTGTTTGGCGGTTACGAAAATGAAAACGAGGGCGTTGACTACAAGATACCGCCGTTTAAGGTATCATCACAATGCTGTTTCTGGATGAAAGAAAAACCGTGTGATGATTGGGCAAAGCAATACAAGAGCGTGCCGTTCTTAGGACTTATGGCAAGTGAGGGTGGCAGACGTGAAAAATCGCTAATGCTTAACGGCTGCAATTACTTTGGCAAAAGCACGATACGTTCAGCGCCATTTGCCATATTTACAAGGCAGGACTTGCTACAACTTGCACTTGACCTGAATGTGCCTGTGCCTACAATCTATGGCGAGATAAAACGTGACTTTGACGGAAAGCTTTGCACAACAAAGGCTCAGCGTACAGGCTGCTCAATGTGCGGTTTCGGCATACATATGGAACAGCGTCCTCACCGATTTGACAGGCTTCGTGAAAGAAATGAAAAAGAGTGGGATTTCTGGATGAACAAGTGTTGTGAAGATGCTGACGGCACAAAGTACGGCTGGGGAAGAGTTCTTGACTATATCGGCGTTGAATGGCGTGACAGAGTATTTGACATGAAAAATAACCAGCTTAGCTTGTTGGATATTGAGGAGGGATAGCCTATGGAAAGAAACGACCCAATGACCATGTCACGCCTGAAAGCCTACCGCAGGAACGCCTCAGCCATTGAGGACATCAAGGCAGAGCTTTCAGGCAAGTACGTTGCCGACAGTATCAGCGTATGTACTCCACCGTCCTACACGCCACACAGCACACGCATAGACGGCTTTCTGCCAAGTGGCGATACACTTTCACTGCTGTGCGAGCAGGCTCGACTAGAGCGTGAGCAGAGGGCTGTGGAGGAGTTTATCAAGGGGATAGAGGACAGACAAATGAGGAAGATATTTGTACTCAGGTTTGTAAAAGGATTGACTTGGATACAGATAGGACACAGGGTTGGAGGTACAGCGGACGGCTGTAGAATGGCGGTCAAAAGATTTTTGCAAAATGCTTAAACTTGTTCGCTCTGTTCGTTTTACCTATGTTATAATTTAAACTGAGGAAAGTGTAGATGTACCTCAGACTTGTACTTTCATTGAAGTCACCTCCAATTTTCTAAGCCCCGTAAGGGGCTTATGCAGGTCGAGAGCGTGCCAGCGCTCAGATCTGCTCCACCATTTACAAAAACTCCTTATAATATTTCACAAGGACGGCTGCATTTTGCGGTCGCTTTTGCGTTGCGTCGTAAAAAGTTCATAAATGTCGAATTTTTGATATACTGCATAAAAAATACAAATGCTATTTATGCAGTATATAGAAATTCGGTGCATTTCGTTGATTTTCGCTCTGATTAGTGATATTATTTAAGAAATATTATTATGAGGAGTGATTGTACTTGGTAGTCAAATTTAATGGTAATAAACCGTTTAAAATGGAGGAACATCAAAGCAATAAACTTACTACAAAATGTTTTTTATGTGGACAACAGGCAAAAAGCCGAATATTTTATGATGGATTTGAGAATGGAAATTGCATATGTTGTAATTGCGAAGATCAGCTAAAAGGAATGTTTAAAGATTATTTATTAGCAGAATCAAACTTCAACAAAACAGCACTTGAAGAATTAGTGGAAGGATTACGCAATGAAACTATAACGCAGTTAGATAGTCAAATTCATAAAGAAGGCTATAAATATGCCCAAGAGGTTAGCATTGTAGATGATTTTGATGATACATTAACCCTTCAAGAAGTTCAACAGAATAATATATTTTATTCGATAAAATATCAATTTTGTTATGACAAAATGATAAATTATATGAAGAATAAATATAATGAAGACCCTTATATAGTCAGATTTTTTGAAACTACGGATTACTATGACCCTGAGGGTTTGTATAGAAGAGATACAAATGCTATATGTGGCATTGCAAAAATATATAATAACGGAACCACGGTTATTTTTGGCGATTTAAAAGTTGTTTTGGATAGATCGAAATATAACCAATAAAATTAATAATATTGAGTGTTCAAAGCCCCACTAAATCGGGGCTTTTTTCATACCATAAAGAAAGGACGGTGCCCCTATGACAGCACGGCAAAAGAAATTTGCAGAATACTATGCTCAGAGCGGCAACACCGTTCAGAGTGCTATAAAGGCAGGATACAGCGAGAAGTATGCGAAAGCTGACGCTTGCAAAATCCTAGATAATCCTAGTGTTGCGGAGTATATCCGTGAATTGTCCGAGAAAGCTCAGGACGAGCGTATAATGACCGCAAAGGAGAGGCAGGCACTCTTGTCTGATATCGCTAAGGACGGCAAGAATGACCCTGCTGACCGTATCAGAGCCGTCGATACCCTCAATAAAATGACAGGAGAGTATGTTGCTAAGATACAGGCGGAGGTCAAGACCTCTGAAAAGCTTTCGGACGTTTTCGCTCAGATAGGCGGTGAGGGGCTTGACGAGTAAGTTTCCTCTGTCGCAGAAGTATATGGACTTCATCAACAGCGTTCGGGGTGTGTCTGCGGACTTCCTTGAGGGGACTACCGCAAGCGGCAAAACAACTGTGGGCGCAGGCATAAAGTTCATGCGTATGGTGTCGGCAAGCCGAAAGAAACTTCACGTCATTGCCGCTAAGACTACGGGAAAGGCTGAGGAAACTATCATTCAGCAGGATAACGGCATTCTTGACCTGCACGCCAATGCTCGGTACTTCGGCAACGGTGATAAGGACTACAAACTGCCGCATATCAAGTTTGAGGGCAAGATAATCTATGTTCTGGGATATGACAACAAGGATAAGTGGGAAATGGTGCTGGGCGCTCAGTTCGGCTGCGTGTATATCGACGAGATAAATACCGCTGATATCGAGTTTGTCCGTGAGATGTCAACCCGTAACGATTACCTTATGGCGACCCTTAACCCTGACGACCCCTCTCTGCCTGTGTACAAAGAATTTGTCAACCGCTCACGTCCGTATCAGAAATACGCCTGTGACGTGCCTGCGGAGATAATGAAAGAGCTTACAGAAGAACCTGTACCCAATTGGCGGTACTGGTTCTTTACTTTTCGTGATAATCTTTCACTTACTGATGATGATATCAAACGGAAAATGGCTGCCGCTCCAAAAGGCACAAAGCTGTATAAGAACAAGATACTCGGTCTGAGAGGACGTGCAACGGGGCTTGTGTTTGACCTGCAAAAGCGAAATATCTTGACAGCAGAGCAGGCGAAAGCTTTCAATTATGTGTACTTCTCAGCCGGGCTTGACACCGCTTATTCGCAATCCTCACCTGATACCATAGCGTTCACCTTTGTGGGCATAACGGCTGACAGAAAATGCGTCACTCTTGACGAGGAAGTGTATAACAATCGTGACAGACAAGTGCCGCTCACGCCCTCCGACATACCGAAAATATTCACGGCGTTCTTGGAGAAAAACCGCAGGACGTGGGGCTTTGCACGAGATGTATATATCGACAGCGCAGATCAGGCGACCATACTTGAATGTCAGAAGTTCGGGCGGCTCACAGGCAGCATATATAATTTTATCCCGGCATTCAAGAAAACGAAAATAATCGACCGAATACACTTGCAGTCAGCTTGGCTGGCGGCAGGTGATTTTTATATCCTTGAGCATTGCAAGGAGTACGCAGACGAGCTTAACATATACAGTTGGAAAGAGGATAAGGCTGAGCCGGAGGACGGCAACGACCACCTTATCAATTCCTGTCAGTATGCTTGGCTGCCGTATCGTGACAAGATAGGAAGTGTGAAGATTGATTAAATTCAGCATAGGAAGCAAGGTGAAAAATATGATAAGAAACTGGCTTGATATCCAGCCTGCACCCGAATACAGTATAACTATCACAGAGAAAACAGGTTTTATGACCGATGTGATAAGGTCACAGCTTTGGTATCGTGGTGACGCCGCAGAGCTTTCACAGTTCTTTCGTCAGCTTAACTTAGGCACAAATTCATTCTGGAGCAGCGTCCCCGAGAATGAAAAGATACGCAAGATACATAGCGGTCTGCCTGCAATAATTGCCGATACGCTTTCATACATTGTCTATTCTGATATGGACGATATCAAGGTCACAGGGGACAAAGCAAAGGCTGACTTTGATAATATTTCCGAGCATATAGACTTCACAGAGCTGACAGGCAAGGCGGTAGTTACCGCCCTTGTTGACGGCGACGGAGCTTTCAAAATATCTGTGGATACTGAGCTTTCTGATACGCCGATAGTCGAGTTAATCGGTGCTGACAAAGTGGAGTATAACTTTGTGCGAGGTCTGCTGAACGAGGTCGTTTTTCATTCTGTGCATTATGCAGACTCAAAGAAATTTCACCTTGAAGAGCATTACGGCAAAGGGTACATAGAAAGCCGTCTGTATGACGATAACGGTCACGAGGTCGGCTTGGACAACGTGCCTTGCCTTGCACAGATACCGCCCCGAACTGAGTTTGAGGGCGAGTATATAATGGCTGTGCCGCTGAAATTCTTTTCATCACGAAAGTATCCGAACAGGGGCAAGAGCATTTTTGACGGCGGTAAGTCTGATTGCTTTGACGCTTTAGACGAGGTCATCTCACAATGGTGGGACGCTATCAGAGCAGGCAGGGTAAAGCAATATATCCCCGAAAGCATGATACCTAGAGATCCTGCAAGCGGTAAGCTTAAAGCGCCTAACCAGTTCGGCAACAGTTACATAAGCATTGATCCACCGCTTTCGGCAGAGGGTGCAGCGCCTAAGATAGAAGTAGTTCAGCCTGATATCAAGTATGAGGCGTTTGTGGCAAGCTATACGAATTGCCTGCTTATGTGTCTGCAAGGGCTTGTATCTCCTGCCACGCTGGGCATAGATGTTGGCAAGATGTCAAGTGCGGACGCTCAGCGAGAGAAGAAAGACGTCACAGGCAACACCCGAAACACTATCACAACGGCTCTTGAAAAGGCTCTGCCGCAGCTTGTTTCTGCGGTGCTTATGACCTATGACAATATGCAGGGCAAAGCCCCTGAGACTTATGAGGTGACAGTTGACTTCGGCGAGTATGGTGCGCCTGACTTTGACAGCAGAGTTGAAACTGTGGGCATGGCAAGCACGTATGGTATTATGTCAGTTGAAACGCAGGTGGAGGAGCTGTGGGGCAGTTCTAAAGAGGACGATTGGAAAGCCGCAGAGGTCAAGCGGATAATGCAGGAAAAGGGGCTTACTGAGGGTGAGCCTACTGCGGTAGGTGACGAGTACGGTCCTCGCCCGGACGGGGCATTATAGTTTCCGTACATTTGAATTTGTTTAAACCCTGTTGCTATCAACTACTTGGAGGTGGTCAGTATTCTCAGCTTCAAAGACATCGCAAAGATATTTGAGGAGATAGAGCTAAGGCTCATATCTTCGCTGAAACGCAATCTCAAAAGGCACAAGGCGGAGGAACAGCGTTACGGCTTTGAATGGTCTGCTTGGCAGGCTGAGAAACTGAAAAATATGGAGAACTTCCGCCGTGAAAACCTTGACATTATGAACGAGTACGTTGACGTTATCGACGATCAGACAAGACAGCTTATGACGGAGCAGTTTCAAGAGGGTCAGCAGCAGGCACAAAGGAGCGCCCAGGAGTTTTCTGACGAGCCTATAACACCTATCCCCGACAAGCATTTCTTTGGCGTGAACGAAAAGAAAATGGCAAAGCTTATGGAAGACGTCACCACCCTTGAAAAGACCGCTGAAACAGCCGCTCTGCGAATGACAGACGATATTTACAGGCAGACTTTGAATAGGGTACAGCTTGCAATGGGAACAGGCTCTATGACGCTTAACGAGGCTATCGACCTTGCCACAAGGGACTTCCTCGACAAGGGCATAAACTGTATCGTATACGCTGACGGCAAGCGAGTGAACATTGCCGACTATGTGCGAATGGCTCTGCGGACAACTTCCACAAGGGCAGCGTTGCAGGGTGCGGCGAAACGCTTTGCAGAGCTTGGGTATGATACGGTGCTTGTGTCTCAGTATGGCGGCTGTTCAAAGACCTGTGAGCCTTGGCAAGGTCAAGTATACATTGATGATGTATTCACAGTATGGGAGGGGGAAAAGGACGAGTTTCAAGGCAAGTCAAATTACTGCGGTGAGTGGTTTTGGCTGCTGTCATATGCCGTAAAGAACGGGCTATTTCACCCGAATTGCCGTCACACAATGACGCAGTATATACACGGCAGAACGCAGATACCTGAGCCGATACCGGCGGAGAAGATAAAAGAGCAGCGAGAGCTTGAGCAGAAACAGCGTGCAATGGAGCGGAAAGTCCGCAAGCTAAAACGCTTTGCGGCAGGCACTCTCGACCCCGACACAGCAAAAGCCTACCGCAAGAAAGTAAGGCAGGCACAGCAGGAATTGAAAGCCTTTATAAACGCTAACAGCGAAGTTCTGCGGAGGGATTATTCTAGGGAGAAAGTGTATGGCGGCTTGACAGAAAAGGAAAAAGATGATAAAATTGAATTAACAACATCTAACGGAATTGGTGTAACGAAATTTTCAAAACATATGGAAGAGCGAGCTTCCGAAAGAAAGGTTTCTGTAAATGATATAAAAGATGCACTTATAAACCCGCTGTATATTGATGAAATTAAAATTGATAGTTTGGGCAGACCAAGCCAACGATTTATTGGTGAGAAAGCAACTGTTAATGTAAATCCCCAAACTGGAACTATCGCAACTATATGGAAAACAGGCAAGAACAAAATCAACAAGTACAAAAGGAAGTGATTATAATGTCAGAAAAACAAAAAGAGTTTCTTGTTTCTATTGGTATTGACCCAAATGATGAACTTGATGTCATAGAAGATAAAGTTGGTGATTACCTGACTTTGAACTGTTTGGATGAAAATTATAATCCAAATGAAGAAGGCTTGATGTGCGAAAGTATTTTGGATTATATCGGTCAGTTATAAATCTAACCGCTCCGCTACGGCGAGGCGGTATTTTTATATTCAAAAACAGAAAGGACGGATAAATATGAATTTCGGACAGGCGATTGAAGAAGCAAAGAGAGGTAAGAAAATAGCAAGAAAAGGCTGGAACGGCAAAGGACAGTATGTTGAGCTTGCCACTAATGTTAGTTATAAATCACCTAATGGTACTGTGACAAATGTAAATCATGAGGATATGGGCAATAAAGCATTAGCATTTGTGGGAACTTCTGGCGTACAACTTGGCTGGCTTGCAAGTCAAGCAGATATGTTGTCGGAAGATTGGCAGACAATGGACTAATCAAACATCGGAACTAAGCACCTTAACGGGTGCTTTTTTCATACACAAATTTAAGAAAGCGAGGTCAGAAAATGGACGAGAAAAAGAAACTCACTGATGAGGAGGAGAAGAAAACTCCCGACACTCACGAGGAGAAAAAGGACGAGTCAAAGGCTGAGGAAAAGCCTGCGGACAAGGCAGATGAGAACTCTGCCGACAAGGAACAGCCTGCGGTGGACGATAGTCAGGCTGACGAGAACGGTGAGGGTGCCGATAAGCCTGCAGAAGATAAGCAGGAACAGCCAAGCGAGGATAAGTCCGACAAGCAGGACAATGCCGAGAACGCACCTGACGAAAAAGATCAGGAAATACTCAGACTCAAAACTCAGATAGCCGCTATGCAGCTTGGTATCAAGCCCGACTGTATCGAGGACGCCGTTGCGGTGGCTGAAAGCTATGTGAGAAACGGCAGTCAGCAGGATATCAACGCCGCCCTTTCTGCGGTGGTGAAGAAGTATCCAGATATGAAAGGTGAGGGTGGCAAAAAGTCCGACGGCAAAAAGCAGGGCGGTTTCAAGGTCGGTGCAGGATCTTCGGATACTGATGAAAAGAAGCCACAGAGCAAACCAACAGCGCAGAAACGTTGGAACAAATTCAAGTAAAAACAGGAGGAATGAATCATGCCAAATCTTAATTATGCAGAAGTATGGAATCCCGAGCTCTTGGAGATAAGGATCCAGGAAACACTGTCAAGTCCGTTCATCACACAGAACGTTAGGTGGCTTGACGCAAAGACTTTCCACTTCACACAGATGTCAACATCAGGCTACAAGAGCCACAACAGAAACGGCGGCTGGAACACAGGTAAGTATGTTCAGACGGACGTGCCTTTCACACTCACACACGACCGTGATGTTGAGTTTCTTGTGGATAAGGCTGACGTTGACGAAACGAACTCATCAGCGTCTATCAAAAACATCTCAGAGGTATTTGAGAAAACACAGTCTGCTCCCGAAACGGACGCTCTGTTCTTCTCAAAGACAGCTCAGAGAGCGGCAGAGCTTGAGGGCTATCACTCATCAACAGCCGCTTCATCATACACAAAGGGTAACGTGTTCGACAAGCTCAAAGGCTTTCTTTCATCAGGCAAGCTGAGAAGATATAAGTCTAATGGCTCGCTCATTATGTATGTGACTTCCACAATTATGGACCTGCTGGAGCAGTCTGACAAGTTCACGAGAAAGATAGAAATGACGCAGATCGCAGAGGGAGGACTTGGTCTTAGAACAAGAGTGACCGACATTGACGGAGTGCCTATCATGGAGGTCATTGATGATGAGCGTTTCTATGACCGCTTCAACTTTGACCCTGAGGACGGCGGCTTTGAGCCTTGCGCTGCAAGCTATGTAAAGACCGCTGATACCGATATCGTGAGCGGCAAGGAGTATTACACCGAATCAAGCGGTTCTTACACTAAGGTATCAGGCACACCGAGCAAGTCTGCACTTGATACATACTATGAAAAAGTCGCAGGTTCGCATAAGATAAACGTGCTTATCGCAACACCTGAGACCACAAAGATAGTACCTAAGATCAACAGCATTTACAGCTTTGCTCCGGGCGGACACACAGAGGGTGACGGCTGGCTCTATCAGAACAGAGCGTTCTCAGATGTTTTCACTTTCCCGAACGGCAAGGACGGAAAGATAGACAGCATTTACGCTGACGTTGACACAGCAGAGTACAGCGAGTAAGGGGTGAGGGATATGTACCTCACTTCTACTGAGTTTTGCAATATCTGTCCTGAGTGTGATATCTCCGAAGAACAGTTCTCAGCAATTCGGCAAAGAGCAGAAAGCGATATCGACACGCTGACTTTCAACCGCATAACAGCAGAGGGCATTGACAGCTTTACAGACTTTCAGAGAGAGCGTATAAAGCGTTCCACAGCCTTGCAGATGAAATTCATCTATGACAATTCGGAGCTGTTAGAAAGCCCTCTGAGCGCTTACAGCATAAGCGGAGTTTCAATGTCATTCGATAAGTCAAAGGTGGTATCTCTTGACGGCGTTATCACAACACGTCAGGTCTACAATGTGCTTATGCAGACAGGACTATGTTATAGGGGGCTGATGTGATGAAGTTTCCTCAGCTTGTACCTGAAAGGGTATGCAAAACGCCATGCAAGGTCTATCGAACGGACGGACTTAATCGTGACGGCTCAAAGAAGCAGACGGTCATATTTGAGGGCAAATGCTTTCACTCTGAGAAGTCAAGGCAGAAATTATCCGCAGAGAAACAGCTTATAACCTTGTCAGGCGAGGCTCTTTTCTGCGGAGATATAGCCCCTGATAACGCTGTTATAGAGGGCTATGCGGTCATAGGCGGCAGGACGTACAAGATATATGGCTCTGAGAAAGCCAAAGACCCTGACGGCAGGGTGAATTACACAAGATTGGAGTTGATATAGTGGGCATTGAAATAAAGCTTGATATGCAGGCGATAAAGGCTATCGAGGACGCCTCTGTGAAGTCCGCTGAGGTGGCTATGGAGCAGGTGAGGGCAGACCTTGTGAGTGCTCAGACAATGCCGTTCGATACAGGCGATATGCAGAATAATCAGACCTTTGTCCACGCTGACGAAAGCGGTGCAAGTCTTGTGACAGGCTCTCCGCAGGCAAGACGTTTGTACTATCACCCTGAGTATCATTTTCAGAAAGGCAATAACCCTAACGCAGGTGCGGCTTGGCTCGAACCATATATCACAGGCAATAAAAAGGACCTTGCCAAGAATGAGTTTGTGGCAGAGTTCAAAAAGAGGACAGGCGTATGACTTTACTTAACATAGCGGATATGCTGAGCGATATCCTTGAATTGCAGGACGTGTATGCAGGCACTATTGACGGCAACCTTGACAAGTGCGTAGGCGTGTACAACGCAAAGACCTCAAAGCCACAGCGTATCTGCATAGGCGGAAAAGCCTGCACAAAAACACTTGAAAAACATATCTCGGTGCTTATTCATTGGACTGATGCTCCCACGCAGGCAGAGATAAAGGCACAAAGCGTTCTTGATATCCTATCCGATATACGTCAGCATAAGGCTGACGGCTTTATGGTAAAGTATCTCGAATGCAAAGAGCCTGTTTCTGTTGGCAGGGACGAGCGAGGCGTGTGTGAATATGTTATCGAGGCAACAGTATATTACGAAAGGAATGAATGAGTATGGCAAACACAACAGGAGTTTATCCCGTATATGAAAACCAGTTCAAGATAGACAAGACAGGCGGCGACGGCTCGACAGAGAGCAATCTTGTGACTATTGCCGATATGGAGAGCTTTTCAGTATCCATTGACGGCAATATCGAGGAGTGGAAGCCTTTTGATCAGCAGGGGTGGACAAGACGTTTGCTCACTGGTAAGTCTATCACTATCAGTATCTCAGGCAAGAGAAACGTCGGTGACGCAGGCAATGACTACATCGAGAGCCTTGCACTCAAAACAGGTGCTGCGGCGACCACAACCCTTGTGTGGAACTTCCCAAGCGGAGCAAAGCTTGTTATCAAGGGCGTTGTCAGCGTAACGGAATGGGGCGGCGGAGATTCGACAGCAGTTGCGCCGCTTGCGTTCGACTTTGCTTCCGACGGCAAGCCTGAGTTTACAGAGGCGACAGCGTAAACAACAATATTTGACAAGAAAAACTATCTGTGATATAATGACTTTGGGTACTGCAAATAACGGTAGGCGGTTTAAATAATCCTCCAAAAGCCTCATGGCTAAGGAGGTGAGCGACACATGAGCGTTATGGAAGTCTTAACTTTACTTCTACTTATAACAAACATAATTGGGCTTGTGCTCAATGTCTGCAATAAAAAGAAATAACCGCCCTTCTGCCAAAGGACGGTTATAATTTAAATTGACCAACTGGAGGTAAACCGCTTATCGCAGTACCTCTCTTTATGTTCATTATATCACAGCAAAATAACAATGTCAAGCACTTCGTTTATAGCGGAGTGCTTTTCTTATACCTAAAATCAGAAAGGATAATAACTATGGCAAAGATGTATACACTCGACAGCAAGCTTCTTACAGGCACACCTGAGATAAGAGTGGGCGACAAGGTCTACCCTGTGGACGACAGGCAGAAAACTGTCAAGAAGATACTTGACATCTGCGACAAGAACGCTGAAAAGAAAGACCTTGATATGATAGACGAGGTTTTCAAGCTTGCGTTCGCACCAAAGGACTACAAGGAGATAGAGGCAATGAATATGCCTTGGGCGGCACATCAGCAGCTTTTCACTCTTGCTATCTCAGCGGTAACAGGCGAGGATGCAGAAAAGACAGAGGCTCGATTTCCGCAGGAAAACGCAGAGTAAGCTTGAAGAAAGCTGGTACGATCTTGACTATGACCGAGAGCTTATCATACAGTCCATTGCAAAGCAGTACAATATCCTGCCCTCAGAGCAGGAAAATCTGCATTACAGCGATTGGTACAGGCTCGTTGCAGGACTTATGCACGATACACCACTGGGTCAGGTCGTTCGTATCAGGAGCGAGGACAACAAGGACATCATAAAAAATTTCGACAGGTATGAAAAGCAGATACGCTCAGAATGGACGGCGCTCAGAAGCCAGAAAGCAAAGGAAACGTTCACAGAGCAAGACAAGCTTGAAACTGCGAGATACTTTGAAAGGCTGTTCAAGGGAATGTTCGGAAAGGCAGGTGATAAGTAATGGCAGACGGAGCAAGCGTTGGTGTTATATCTCTTGACCTTGTGATAAAAAACAAGGTGCAGGAGCAGCTTGACAAGATATCTGCAAGCATACAGAACGGCTTTTCAAAGCCAGTAGAGCAGGCAGAGAAAGCTGTTGAGAACGCTATGGATAAGACCACTAAAGCCGTAGACGAGGGCTTTGGCAGTGCGTCGGAGATCGCTCAGAAGAGTATGCAGGAGGCTACTGCAAAGGTGGTGGCTGGACTTGATAAAGCCAATGAGCATATAAAGAACACTACCGACCAAATCGAAAACATCAAGCCTAAAGTTGTGC